GCTCAAGCTCCCCGAGACCGGGGACTCTGACGAACGCGCCGATCTGGTTGCGTTCGTGGTCAGCGCATTGTCGCACGCAGATATTGCGGCGATGATCACCGACCTCGAGGCTCAGTACTAGTGCAGGGATGGGACTATGTTCCATCCCTTCATTGCTCATTTCTGCCATCTTTTGTGCACAGTCTATGACGGCCCGGTTTTCTGGGTCGAATTATGCGAGATCTTTTGTCTCGCAGGCTGTGCCGTAGGTGGCTGAGCTGTTACAATCCTGTAACAAGAACTGAGTTGCTTGTTGGATAAGCTCAATCAGGAGAACCCTATGAGCTGTACCCGAAAGACCTCTGTTCCTAAGCGGAAACGCAAAGTAAAACAGAGGAGAAGTCGTCCGAGCTATCATCTCGATAGCTCCCAGCTAGCACTTAGCGAAGCTAGCGTTGAGTCGTGGCTAGATTTTCTAGCCATGAACCAGGACTCTGTGGTCTGTAAGGATTTACTCAGACTCTGGAATCAAGATCGTAAGATCGAGATTTTGGAGTATGAGATCAATCCAAGCGACTATAGCGATGCTTCTTGCTTTAGGCGGGATTACCTCGCTGTAAGTATGATGTCTAAAGTTCCCTTTTGGGAACTTGACGGCGTTGACAGAGCTGGGAAAGCTCTGGAGAAGTTCCGACAGTCAGAAGTTGACTGCGCGGCTACCAATCAGAAGTTCGAAGCGGGACCAGGCCAATTTAGTGGTCTGGCGAGTGGGGTTATTCTGACCGCCGCTCGTAAAATTTCCCGTCTTCTTGGTGAACTTGATTGGAACACCGTTGCAGAATGCTTTGACTGGGGCCCTGGCGCCTCCACAGTTCATAGGAGGCGTTACGCGGATAGCTATTATAAATTCGGTAGCAAAACCGAAGCTAGCTATAACCTCACTCCCCTGATCCCGGCTCTAAAGAGCTGGTTTCAACCGTTATGGTCACCGGATGTGACCGTGGTTTCGGGGGGTAAAGGTACCACTGTCCCGAAGAAGGCAACTGTCGATCGTTTCATTATGATCGAACCGCCGCTGAACTCCTTAGTCCAAAAAGGACTTGGTGGAGCCATGCGGCGCGCCTTGCGGAAGATCGGTCTTCTAACTCCTGATGCTCAGGAGCTGAATGCCGAAGCAGCCCGTCTGGGTAGCATCGATGGGAAGATCGCTACGATCGACCTATCCGGTGCCTCCGACGGAATCGCTATGCAACTAATCGTTGCATTACTTCCTCAAGACTGGGTTTCGGCCATAGAGATATGCCGTAGCCCGAACTGCCTTCTACCTGATGGTAGCTCAGTTGAGCTCCAAAAGGTATCATCCATGGGAAATGGATTTACATTTGAGCTCGAGACACTTGTGTTTTGGGCTCTGTGTACCTCCTATGTTTCCATTATGGGTGGTTCGACATCAGACATCAGGGTCTATGGAGACGACATTATCATGCCGTCTGAACACGCTGAAGGATTCAGCAAAGTTCTCCTTGAGCTCGGTTTTCGGGTTAACCCGGATAAGAGCTTTTGGACCGGACCTTTCAGGGAGTCGTGCGGTAAGCACTACTTCTTGGGTGTCGATGTTACTCCGTTCTATGTGCGTGATCGTGTGGCCCGCATTGACCGTTACTATTGGCTTGCCAATAGTTGGTTGATGTGGGGTCTATCCGACAGTTCGTCGATAGGCCAGTTACTTCGCGATGATATCGTAAGTAAACTGCCACTTGCTTTTCGCACAATTCCCATCCCGTTACAGGCCGGCAGCGATACCGGCCTTTACATGGACCTCGACGAGGCCGTCACGTTTGACGTGTCTCGTGCGAGGAATGGATGGGAAGGTTGGCGGTACCCCTACCTGAAGCGACTCTCACGAGTTGCCGATGGTGAATTAAGGGCGCCGTCAAGGCTCGCCAAAGCTATCCATAGCTTGGAACGAGTCAACGGAACTGGACAACCAGACTTAATGTCTGGCAGCTGGAGGGGTCGAGTCGGTTTCGACGAGATCCTTACTATCATGCCTCTGAAGTTTAGAGATATGATTACCAGCTCGAGGCGCGCCCGAAAGGGTAATATCTCTCCCAGTGCAGTTACCAGACCCTTATGGGAATGGCGGCTGTGCGACGGTAAGAGACGCGCTTTAGTCCAGCAGTGGTTAGGACCTAATTCCTTCTAGGTCCTTATTGGGACGTTTTGTCCCGGG